TTATTCTTCCGATGGTGCTAAGACAGTCCACAGCGGGTCGGAGGGTAGGGGAGCCTCGACGCTGACGGGCTCCTTGGAAACCGGGTGTACAAACTCCATGCGCCGGGAGAGTAGCGAAATGCTTCCGTCGGGGTTGCTGCGCTTGGCCCCGTATTTCAGGTCGCCGCGTATGGGACTGCCTATGGCAGCGAGCTGGCAGCGTATCTGGTGGTGGCGCCCGGTGAGCAGCTGCACCTCGACCAGCGCGTAGCGGTCGCCGCGGGCAAGAACGCCATAGCGCAGCATTGCCTTCTTGGAATGGGGCACCTCATGGTCGTGGGCATACGACTTGTTCTGCTGTTCGTTGCGGGTGAGCCAGTGGGTGAGCAGGTCGCCCGACTTGGGAGGCGCGGAAACGATGGCCCAGTAGGTCTTGTGCACCTCGCCGCCGGCAAACATCTTGTTCAGACGGGCCAGTGCCTTTGAGGTCTTGGCAAACATGACAAGGCCGCTGACCGGACGGTCCAGCCGGTGGACCACACCGAGGAACACGGCACCTGGCTTCCGGTGCTTCTCCTTGATATAGTCCTTCACAATGTCAGACAAGGGCGTGTCGCCGGTCTTGTCGCCCTGAACAATTTCGCCGCTCTCCTTGTTGACAATGATGATGTGGTTGTCCTCGTAGATTACTTTCATATACCTCTACCGTATTAATAATCAATCATTTACGGCAGTCGGAAAAATTTTCCGACAACAAAACGGTTCGTGAGTGCTTACTTAGAAGTACCAACTCTCGCAGCCGATTAGGGTCATCAATCACTTGGTCTATGATGCTTTCTTGATAGTGAGGACATTCAAGTACACCACTTTTTTCAGCATAGGTATATACCTTATGGAAGAGTTTACCACGTTCACGCTCGTTGCGAGGCATGACATCTGGAAGGCACACCATCAACCTGCAGCCCCACCCCTCTACAGATGAAGAGAGACGGCACTTGCCATTACTCCATTCAGAGCAGCATCTTTTTACCAGCTCGTTCATAGCATTATTCCTGTGGAAATGTCAATGATTAAACAACGTTCCTCTTTTCAGAAGCTGGTAGCCCGACTTCGAGTTTTGCTCTGAGTAGGGTTAGCTCATGTTCGCGTCGCAGGAGTTCAATCTCCTTTTTGTGCAGTTCTTCCTCTTTGGCAGAGAGACGTTCTGCTTTGGCCATAAGGTCGGCCTGCATTTGCATCGCTTTTGCGAGAAGGTCTGATGCGTCATGAGAAGCAGGATTCGGAATGAGGTCTGCGGGAGCGTCGGTCGAGAGCACAGGGCCGTCGCCAGTGTAAAGATATTCCTTGCGGATTTGGGGAAAGGCAGTAATAATCATGTTCACCACTCCTGGGTTGAACTTCTTGGTTCTGCCACGCTGTAGGTCATAGACGCGCTGGTAGGAAATACCAGTGGCGGTAGAGAACGCAGGAGCGTTCATCTGTAACGTCTCAAGTACGGAAGCCATTATGACTTTCGCATCGACATTGTTTTCTGCATACTCACTTTCTTTCATATTTTCAACTCCAATATATATAATAATGTGAATAACCTTTGCCTGCAGTCCTCACAGAGTGCGTTTCCGGCCCATCAAAAATTTTCTTGTAAAAAAGATAAGAAAAATTTGTGTATATGATAAACTTTACTTACCTTTGCAACAAGAAATAACAATAACAACGGCAAAGTTAATAAAAAAGCCGTTCCTATGCAAATTTGATATATACCTAAAAATAACAAAATGACAATGGCTCATTATCATTTGTGTTAAGGTAATCGAAATTCCCCCTCATGGGGGTACTGTAGAACTTAAACAAAACAAAGAATGACAGAAGTAAGACGAAAGCCCATATCGGGCGAACTCCGTAATCTGGGAATTGGTGGAGTTGCTACGTTCCCTATCGAGCAGCGTAGTTCAGTTATCAGCGTGATCAATAAGTTGCGTAAGGAGCTTATTCGTAACGGCTGGAATTGTACGATGAGAGACAATCTTAGCAAGTATCAAGTTGAGGTAACGCGCATCCGCTGATGGTTCAGAGACTAAGTGATACGGAAGTAATTGTGGCAGAGCGGTATTGCCATGGGCTTACAGACAAGGAGATTGCAGAGTCTCTTGAAAAGCCAGTATGGACAATACGCACTCACAAGAAGCACATCTACAAGAAGCTGTCAATAGCCAGTACCCATGAGCTTGTGCTTTATATGGTGTCTGTATTCGTTGGCAAGAAGTGGGATGCTTCAGAGGTGAGGCGCAAGGGGTTGGCAGCATTACTGACGTTGCTCATGCTCTTCCATATCGCAGTAGTCGAGAAAAAGGAAGTTTTTAGACGAGGACGCAGGATTGAGATTGAACTAAGAGAAACAAGGTCGGAAGATGGAGAGTGTTAGTAGAATTGCAATCATGGCCGAGAAATATCAGTCGATATTGGAGCGCACCGAGGGTATGACATTCCCTTGGGTGGTCGCTGTAAAGCTTGTAGGCGGCAAAAAGCGTCTGGAGCGACTGATGGCAGAGAGCAAAGTGCGTTACGATAAGCCGTTTGGGGCGCAAAACACCCATTGGCAGTTTGATGCGACAGACATCTTGAGCAATGTAAAACCGCTGCCTGTGAGGAAAGCGTTAAACTTTGCTAAAATCTAAAAATTGGTATCGGGAAAGTACCAAAATTGGCAAAATGACAGCAAAAAGTTGGCAAATTTCCGAGTTAGTGAATATTTTATCAAATTCACAATATTGTTTAACAATTTAACAAGATTGATTATGGGACTTATCAAAAAAAGAAATGAGTTGGACGTGAATGTCCGCTTGAAGATGTTGATTTACGGCCAGCCTGGTATGGGAAAGACCACGTTGGCATTAAGTGCTCCGAAGCCGCTGCTTGTGGACTTTGACGGAGGTATTAACCGTGTTGACTATGACTTCATCAAGGACACTGTGCAGGCCGAGAAGTACGAGGACATTCTGAACCTGTTGAACAACGAGGACTTGTCCGATTACGAGACTCTTGTTATTGATACAGGCGGTAAGCTGCTTGACAGTATGGCCGAGTACATCATCAAGCTATATCCGAAGATGGCAAAGCGCAATGGCTCTCTTACCTTGGATGGCTTCGGACAGCGCAAGCGTGAGTTCACAGCCTTGCTGAAGCTCATCGACAGTAAGAAAAAGAATGTTGTCTTTGTGGCGCACCGTCAGACCGAGAAAAACGGAGAGGTAACACGTTATGTTCCATTGTTCGGAGGCTCGAACTATGACAGTCTGGCTACGGAGCTTGACCTTATCGGCTACCTTGTGGCTGACGACCGTAAACGTACCATTACATTTGACCCGACTTCTGAAAGCGAGGGAAAGAACACCTGCAACATGCCGTCAATCGTCGAGCTGCCTAACCTCAAAGACAAGAACGGAAACGTGGTTGTCGAGAACAATTTCCTTGAAGAGCAGGTATTTAAGGCATACCGCCAGCGACTGATCGAGCGTTCCGCAGAGGGAGAGGCTTATAAGAAGCTCATCGAGCAGATTAGTGAGGACATAGACACCATTGATTGTGTTGAGGGTGCCAATCATTTCAAGGACAATGTGGCTACTGGCTATGAGCATATCGGCAACAGTCTTGCCGTCGCCAGACAGAAGTTTATTGACCATGTAGCCAAGTTGGGCCTTATATATAATAAGGAGAAGAAAGTCTATGAGCAGCCAGCAGAACAGGAGTCAGAGCAAAAGTAACTTTCAGTTCTACGCAAGCCTGCTGGACGCTTATCAGAATTTTCTCGATAGTGAGGAAATCTACGATAAGTATTGGGGGCATAGCGAAGACCCGAAATTTACATACGACGAATATGCTGACAAGCAGTTTGTCGAGCTTATCAATCGCATCAATCGTGTACCGTTCACGAATGATGCGGTTGAGAAAGGCACGGCTCTGAATAACATGGTGGATATGCTCATCGATGGAGTGACCGACAACGGCCAGTTTGTTTTGCAAGCCAACGAGGAAAAGAACTTGATGACTATTAGCGAGCGTGAGATAATGGTTGATGACGAGGGGAACCAGTCAGAGACATTCAAGAACGAACATTCTTTCCTATTGCCGATGGTCAGAGAGTTTGCAGACTACTACGATGGAGCATTGAAGCAATACTTTGTAAAGGGTACGCTCGATACCTGTTATGGAGACGTGGACTTGTACGGTTTTATTGATTACCTGCTGCCGTTCAGTTACCACGACATGAAGACTGCTCGCAGTTATTCGGCAGGCTCTTACAAGAACCATTGGCAGCACATCGTCTATCCCTTTGCAGGGTATCAGTGTGGATTGAACATAGAACGCTTTGAGTACAATGTGACCAATTTTAAGGAAACGTTCACCGAGGTATATATGTTCAAGCCGGAGCGCGACATACCGAGGCTCCGTAATATGTGTGAGCTGTTTATCGGTTTCCTACTCAACAACAAAGAACTTATCACAGACGAAAAGATATTCAATTACAGAAAATTATAAATTATGGCAGACAGTAAATTAGTTGGCTCTATCAACTTGGCCAGACTGGAAAATGTCGGTATCATGAATGTCAAGGGTAAGACTGCGACAAAGAAATGCTTGGTGATTCCGATTGAGGAAAACGACATCTACGTCAAGGTTGAGGAAAAGACCAGTACCCAAACAGGAGAGGTCTATATCTCCAAGATGTATAATCTTGGTATTGAAATCTACGAGCGTAGGGAAGCAGACCAGTATGGGAATGTATGCTATGCAAAGCTATCCGCAAGTAAGGAGTGGATAGGGAAGCATACGCAAGACGAGTTGAAAGCCAGAAACGACGTTTTCCTTGGTCAATTCAAGTCAGTGGCTATTCCGAGCGGAAACCAGGCACAGACAATGGACGCTCCATATACAGAGGCATCATCAGACGACGATTTGCCCTTCTAAACAGTAGGTGATAATGGGTAGTATAGTCAGACTTGACAAAAGTACCCTTGGAGGTACGAGACTTAGCGCGTCGCTGGTCGAAACAATAGAAAGCCTACCGAATGGCAGGTACATTATCCGTTTCGAGAAGCAGGGCTATGTCCGTACCTTATCCCAAAATCGGCTGTTTTGGATGTGGATGGCCCAGCTTGAATACTGGTCAGGAACTCCTCGCAAGGTGTGGCACGACCATTACGTTGCGTTGTTCATTCCACCATACAAGCATGGTACCAGTGACCTTAGTACGGAGGCCATGAAGCACTTCATGAACCAGATACATGCCGATGCACTAACGGAATGGGGAGTCACCCTACCCCTGCCCGATGACAGCGATATATTCTACGAATTTGTAGAAGAGTTTAAGTTCAAATAGTTATTCACAATTAAAATTTAAGAAATTATGAGAAGCAGAACAGCTGAATGGTTTGAGTGTAAAATCCGTTACGAGAAGATGATGGATGACGGATTGGAGAAAAAAGTAACCGAGAAGTACACCGTTGATGCGTTGAGCCACACAGAGGCAGAAAGCCGTATCATTGAAGAAATGTCTGCCTACATCAGTGGGGAGTTTGAGGTAAAGGGCATTGTGCCTGCATCCTACAAGGAAATTTTCTTCTCTGACAACGTGAATGATGACCGCTGGTATAAGGCCAAGCTCCAGTTTATCACCATTGACGAAAACACAGAAAAGGAGAAGCGTTCCAACGTGTACTATCTGGTGCAGGCCGGAAGCCTCGGGATGGCTGTCAAGCATATTGACGAGGTAATGGGCGGCACCATGATTGACTATGTGATTGCCTCTGTTGCAGAAACACAGATTATGGACGTGTTCGAGTTCAAGAAGAGTGCAGATGATGTTGTGGACGGAAAAATGAAGGCTGCAGGTGAGTAAATTCGTTTTACGTCCTTATCAGCAAGAGGCGAGTGATGCCGCTGTGAAATTCTTTCGTTCTAAAGCGAAAGGTAATGGGCTTATTGTGGCTCCTACAGGCGCAGGAAAGTCTTTGATAATTGCAGACATCGCTCGCCAACTTGACGGAAAAGTAATGGTGCTCCAGCCCTCGAAAGAGCTGCTGGAGCAAAATTATACCAAGTTGAGCAGCTATGACATCGAGGCATCTATCTATTCTGCCTCCCTCAAATCAAAAGAAGTAGGGCAGATTACGTTTGCCACCATTGGGAGTGTAGCAAATCACATGGACTTGTTCGATGAGTTTGCGGCAGTCATCATTGACGAGGCGCACGGTACCAATGCGGCAGGAGGTCAGTATAAGGACTTTATCGAAAAAGTACCTCGTAAGGTTCTGGGCCTTACGGCAACACCTTACAGGCTTTATACCTCACAGGGAATAGAAGTCGGTGGAGAGTACAAGCCTAATGGGTCTTACAAGGATGAGGACTATTTCACAGAAGAGGGTATGCCAAAGGCCGGAGTTCAGCTTGCTAATAAGTGCATCTTGAAATTCTTGACACGTACAAAGCCAAGGATATTCAATAAGGTACTTTACAATATTGGAATTGATACGCTTCTGAAGCAAGGCTACCTTGCTAACGTCCGATACTTCTCCTTGCCAGTTGTCGATCCGAGCAGGGTGCGCAGAAACTCCACTGGCCGAGACTATGATGAAAGGTCTCTTTCTGAAGAGTTTGCTCGTTGTTCGTTGACAGACAAACTTGCAGATATAGTGAGACGATTGCTTAACCCAAAGGACGGAAAGCCAAGAAGAGGCATTTTGGTTTTCACTCGCTTCATAGCCGAGAGTGAAGCCCTATGCCGCGCTGTGCCTGGCAGTGCTGTGCTGACAGGAGAGACACCGACAGATGAGAGAGCAGAAATAATAAAACGCTTCAAGACAGGAGAAATCAAGGTGTTGGCAAATGTAGGTGTCCTAACGACAGGATTTGACTACCCAGAGCTTGATACTATAGTAATGGCTTCGCCAACCATGTCACTTGCCCGATACTATCAGATTGTCGGTCGAGTCATCAGGCCATTCGAGGGGAAAGATGCGTGGGTGATAGATATGGGCGGCAATGTAGATAGATTCGGAAAGGTCGAGAACTTACGTCTGTACGAGCCGAAGCCTGGCATGTACGCAATATGGGGCTGGGTCAAGGAGAATTGGGTTCAGCTTACAAATACATATTTCTAACAGAAATCTATACATATTTTATGGCCAAAAAACAAAGACAGACATTCAACAAGCGACTGCTTGATGCCATTATAGCAGGGAATGACAAGACAAGTGTACCTGCATCAGTTATGCGAGAGTATGGCATGACAGAGAGCCAGATACAGCAGGATTGCTTACGTTGGTTTGCGGTTCAGTACCCGATGCTTGCACAAGAGGGTATGTTGTTCCATATCCCGAATGAGGGTATTCGTCTTGGCGGTATGGGTGCCAGAATGAAGCGTGAAGGCATTGTGCGAGGTGTTGCTGACCTCTGTCTATGTGTTCCAAAGGGAGGCTATCATGCACTGTATATCGAAATGAAGAAGCCTGGCAGCTACCAACGGCCAGAGCAAAAAGAATGGCAGCGCAACGTGGAGAAGTACGGAAATCGTTATGTAGTCTGCAAGACTGTAGAAGAGTTCCAAAACGAGGTAATATCGTATTTGAAAGGGTGACTTATGACTGATGGCTGGTTAAAACTATATCGTAAAATAACAGAATGGGAGTGGTACAACCATTCCGAAATGGTGCATCTGTATCTACACCTAATACTCAAGGCATCGACAACAGAAAGAGAGTGGCAAGGTGTCAAAATTTGCCGTGGTCAGCTCATTGCAAGCCGCAAGAAATTGAGCGGAGAGACTGGTATTTCTGAAATGACAATACGGACTTGTTTACAACGTCTGCAATCGTCTGGAGAAATAACCATCAAATCAACCAACAAATATTCAATGGTAACTATCTGTAATTATGATGTTTACCAACAAATGGAAGATGAAGATAACCAGCAGACTAACCAACAGAACAACCAACAGAGCAACCAGCAATCCAACCAACCAACTAACCACAGTATAAGAAATAAGAATAATATTACCGTATCTCCTAACGTCGATACGGATATTGTCTCGCGCGCACGCAAGAAAAATGGCGAGAAGAAAACGAAGTCAGAAACGAGCCAAGAACAACCCCATGAGCCTGGAGCCAAAAGAAAGCTAAAGAACGGAAAGGACGTGTCACTTGCAACAAGGGCGCAGGAAATCTTCATGGCTTACTTTCAACAGGAATATGGAGAAGCCTACGCATGGAGAACAAAAGACATGGTTGCCATTAAGGACATTCTTTCTAAGATTACATACAGTAGGAGTCACAAGACACCACCGCAGGCAATAGATGAAGATAGCGTATTAAATGCTTTTAAGGTGTTCATCAATAGCATACAGAAGTCTTGGGTGAAAGACAATTTTTCACTTCCGACGATTAACAGCCAGTATAACAACATTATCACCGAAATTGTAAACCTAAGAAATGGCAGAACAAAATCAAATCATTCGCAAGGAGCAGGAACAGAACAGCTCGCCCGTCAGATGCAAACTGTTGTCAATGACATCGCAAAGGCTGACGAATACTATTACCAACAGCAGCGAGAAGGTGACGGCACTTAGGCGGCAGTATAGCCCATCGAAGATAACAGCTGAATACGGTATCGACCTGCAGACCATCGCAATGAGAGCCTGTCCGACCATTGACAAGTGCGCAGATGTTCAATCGCCTATGCTATGCACTCTTGCAGAAGCATATCCTGCATTTGTGTCGAAGAACGGAGAGAGGATTGAAAGCACTGTAATCTCATGGATGCAGGGCCACATCGTTGCCGTGAGCAATTTCGTGAACGTCAAGGTGAAGATGACTGACTGGCAGATGAATGAATTATGCCAGCAGCTGATAGCCGACTATCCGACTGTAACGATGATGGAATTTGTATTATTCTGTGCGAGGTTGCGCACTGGTCAGTACGGAAGTTTCTTTGGAACGATAGACCCTTTGCTGATAACAAAGGCTTTTGAGAGCTTTATGAACGACCGTAACAATGACTATTTTCGTAAGGAAGAGACCGAAAGAAAAGAACGTGAAGAACGAGAGGCAGAGGAAAGCAAAAAGAATGTTGTCACTTGGGAGCAATATTGCGAAATGAAAGGTATCAAGGACAAGAAACACCCATTTGAGCGATTTGCGGAAAAGAAGAAAATGCAAGAAGAAAAGAAACGCGCCCCCAAAGAGACACCCACCGAGATACTGGAGCAGGCGAAGTGGGTACTAAAAACTACTGACAAGAATATCAGAGCAGCGTTTGAAAAGATTTTCACGAAGAAATTTGACTGCACTCCACAGGAATATATAGAACAAAACAGAAAGAAAAATGAAGAATGATTTTACTTACTGCAAGGGCGACCGATGTGCTTTGAAAGAGCATTGCGTCCGTTATGTTGACGGACTGAGGCTACCAGAAGGGAGTTGGTGGTGGATGACTGATTGTGGCACAGAACGAGAGGGTTATATCGATACGGATAGCCATAAGAAATAGAAAAACTTTGCTTTTTCCCAAACTTTCTTGCTAAAAAATTTGCATATTTGATAAAAATTGTCTACCTTTGAAGTAGCAAATAAGATAAGTAACAACTTTCAAAACTTCAAAACTATGGCAACGTTCAGCAATGACAATTTCGTGAAAACGAACAAGATGGTGACAATTACTTTCAGTGGTTGGGATGGCAAGAGCTACAATGGCGAGAGTTGCAATCTCCGTGTTTACGAACACCCCGAGCATCCCGAAAAGAAGTTCGTAAGAACCGAAAAGAGCGTTCACGGCAACCGTGTCCGTATCTATCATGTCCTCACTGGTGAGAGCCACAAGGTGAGTGGAGTTCCTACGGTTCGTATGTTCACTTACTTCGACGCAGACTAAGAAATGCAAATAAGATATTAACAATTCAAAACTTAGAGATTATGACAGTACATGAGTATTTACAGAATTTGGGCATCCAGTCGGATAGCTGCATTCGTCTTTCGTTTATGATTGGCGAGGTTCAAGGAGAGTCCTTTGCAAGCAAAGGTATTGCTTACAGGAGCACACCCATATATTGCATTTGGGAGTGGTACAACAGTGACAAGACAGACCCAAAGATGAGGATAAGGTCAAAGGTGTTAGATTATATCATCCTTAACCCAGAAGTCCACGCAATGAACTGGTTGAGTGGCGCGAACTGGAATCCGGCAATCGAGCATCACCACCAAATGAACATACTGGTGATTTCGCGTGAGGACATGGAGAAGTATTACAGCCCAGCACAGGCAAAATCTACCGAGGACTATATTGCCAAGAAGATTATTGAGGACATCGAGAATGGCAAAAACCCTTGGATTGGCAAGAAATAAAAGGTAACGGCCAGCTAACCACTGGCCATAAATCAAACTCAATACAACTATGGATTTATTCAAAAAGCTTTTTGAGATTATGGGCGACGGCACGACCATTGCGATGACTGTCGCCAAGAGTGAGAACGGCCTTACGGTGAGTGTGCTGCCTGGCAACAGTCTTGTCAAGGATGCTGCTAAGAATAAGTTTGTGCCGATCTGTCTGTCAGGTACAGCCGATGAAATGGATGAGGGCTTTCTGGAAACGGTGCTTCAGCCCATTGCAAAGGCAAATGGTCTGCTGTCAAGCATAAAGGATTTCGAGGTTGCTGCTGACGAGGCAAAGAAAGCCTCTGAAATGGAGAAGAAAGCCAATGACGAGAAGAAAAAGGTTGCAGACGAGTACGCTGGTTGGATGGCCTTATCAGAGCAGAACTATGGTGAGGACAAATACAAGGATGCTCTGACCTGCATTGAGAACGCTGCCAAGATTGCAGATAAGGTCAATAATGGCATGGCCAAGATTGATGCAATGCGCAAGAAAATCAAGGAGGCCATGGGTGAGGGTGTCATGTTCGGAGCAGCCAAGGAAGATGTATCTGACGGCAAAAATGTGAAACTCACTGCTAAGGCCAAAGCTGCAGCAAAAACAGCAGCAGATGAAGAGAACGAAGAAGAATAACCGAGTAAACAAAGAAATTATGGCATTACAAGTATTAAACTACAAGCGTGTATTCATACACAATGGCAAGAGGCTTTCAGACCCGAATCCCTCAATGTCGCCAGACGAGGTGATGAACTACTACAGCAACCTTTATCCAGAGCTGACGACAAGTAATGTCCATGGCCCTAAGATAGAGAACGACGAGGCCGTGTATGAGTTCAAAACAACCGTAGGCACCAAAGGCTAATGACAAAGAAAGATAAAACGAAAGAGTTATGGCAGTTCCACCAGTTAATAGGTCACTCGATAGAGAATATTCATTGGAGCGAGGACGGACGAAAGGGCATACTACCCGAGCAAGGGGGTGCGCTGATTTTCTGACGTTCCACTTCGATGAGATACCTGCCTGTGAGCTGCCAACCGTGACTGCCAGATGTGGAGAGGTAGATTTGCAGGGGCTTGAGAGCCAGGCAAGGAACTTTCTCCGCATCTATGGCAAGGAGTTGGACTTCAAACACAGTGAAAACAAATATCGTGATGTCGTTGCTCTTAACGAGGCAGTCAAAAGTGTTGCTCCAGAGGTAGGCACCATAGAGCTTGTCGAGAGAAGAGAAGAGGATTGCTTGCATCAAGAATTTGTCATCTACAAGCAGTGCGAGGGTTTTGAGGTTATGACTTTGTTCTTGTTGCCAGTATGGATAGTCTCTACTGTTGATGCAGAGCTGCGAGACGTACTGATGGAGTTTTTTACGTTTCTTGATTATCATGCTCCATTCATACAGCCAAAAGATAGCTTTGATGTTGCTTACAATCTTGGAGTATTAGACCGTGATGACGAAGAGTTTGACCCCGAAATCGAATGTGATTGGGATGAAGACTACAGAACTTGGGCTGTCCGATATACAAAAGGCGACATCAATTCTGTCTTTGAAGAAATCAAGAAAAGACGGAAACCGTATGCTGGCAGATTTGAGAAGTTAGCAGAAAGTGTCCGTATGAAGATGGCTGCTTATAAAGCTCATGGAACTATGTTCTACGAAACACCAAAGGGAGAGGTAAGGGCCGTTTCGGAATTATTTGAGGTTATCGAGCATGGGTTAAAGATAAACATGGAGGACTGCCTGTTTAATTATGAATTGCGGCATTTGCGTTTCGTTTATCGTGATGAGGATTTTCTTATAGAAGAATACCCACGCTACGATATTTTTGATTTCGACAGACAGTTTATGTTCTGTTGGGGCTTATCCGAAGATGACCCTGTTGTAGACAAAACCGTCGACAGCCTTAATGGCGATGCCTGTAATATCTGTGAGACAACTTTACTGAACTCTGTTAGTCTTTCAGAGTGTAAAGGAAACGTAAAGTTCAGCGATTTCCCTAAACGCTGGTTTGAATGGTACAGACAAATAATGCACTATATCTATGAGTAAGATAATTCAATATTTAACCGACTGTTATAAGCCATTTGCGGCAATCATTGCTTATAAGACTGATAGCTCATATAGCAACGAGACAGGTTACTATCTCGAAAGACGGACTATCCGTAATGGCAAAATGGGAGTAGGAACACCGCTGACACAAAAGATGATGGCAAGTTTAATGAACAACGTGCAGGCGAGTACCAAGCAACTTGATATGGGACTATATGGTACGATGCCAGAGGGAGTGCTTTATTGCGACACCCGAATAGACCACGACCGTCTTGTGTGGTATCATGGGCCAGAGGAAAGATGTGTTTACTTCTCCGAGGGGCTGAACATTCCAAGTGGAAAGATGATGGTGCCAGGCTTGATATACGTTGTTCACGACAAGAGACTCAGTCTGTATGCTTTCAAAGGAAAGAAACCGACAGGGAAGTTGTATCGAGCACCATTCATGAATACCGTCGAGGACGTGTGTCTTGGTAGTGCAAAGGTAAAGTACCCAGAGGAAAAAACTTTCGTCAACGTCATCGCCTATTGGGAGAAGATGTTTTGGCAGTCAGAGTTTAGCCATTTGTCAGGCAACAATCCAATAAACGGAAACCTTGCAGTACTGACCAAGCACCTTATCAGCACTGGAGAGCCATTCCCTACTGACGTACTCATCGAGATTAAAAACAAGAAACTAAGCGACCTATTGAAATGAAAAAGGTACACTATACCCACAATTATCTTCTCGCGCCATACCACCCTTTGACAGTGTATGTGGTGGGGGCTGGAGGTACAGGCTGTCAAGTGCTGACAGCATTGGCGCGAATTAACTGTGCACTGAAAAGTCTTGGCCATCAAGGTCTGAAAGTAACGGCTTTTGATGATGACATCGTTACGAGAGCAAATCTCGGACGGCAACTATTCACACCTTTGGAGGTAGGAGCTAATAAGGCCGAGGTTCTTATTACGCGCATCAATCGCTTCTTTGATTTTGAATGGGATGCAGTTCCAAGCCAATACCCATATAAGGATAAGAGTTTCAAGCAAACAGCCAACATCACCATTACCTGTGTGGATAATGTCAAAGCACGTCTTTCAATAGGGAAATTTCTTCGGTCGAAGAAAAACAAAATGAGAGAGGATGCAGAGAAAGCCTATTATTGGCTGGATTTTGGAAACACAGCAAACTCCGGCCAAGTGGTTCTTGGCACAATCGAGAAAGTGGGTCAGCCGCAGAGTAGAAAAAGCGAGTCTGTAGAAAAGATGAAGTGCGTTGACCAGCTTTTCGACTTGACAAAGGTAAATGAAGAGGATAGTGGCCCAAGTTGTTCACTGGCCGAGGCATTAACCAAGCAGGACTTGTTCATCAATTCTACTATTAGCCAGTTGGGATGCGATTTGCTTTGGAAGCTTATCAGCACAGGCTCGATAGAGCAAAATGGCCTTTTCCTCAATCTGAAAACATCTAAAATGAATCCGATAAATTTATGACAGAGCAAGAAGAAAAGTACTACGTTGCAATAACAAATGCAGCAAGAGAGAAAGGTGTTGACCTCAAGACGATGCAATCTTACGTAAAGCAGTATCGTTCATTGTTTTGGTCACAGGTGATTGTTCCAGCGCTTGTAGTGGAAGAGCAGTTCTATGAAGTGTATGATGTCTGTGAAGAGCGCAACATGTTTCGCTTCAAGCATGGTAAGTGGCTTGGAAAGACTAAGGCTGATTTCGACAAATTTCATGAATGGCTCCGTTCGTGCGGTCAAAAAGTAAACGACATCGTGTTGAATTATGGTGTGCAGATGTCAAAGCAGACCGAGAAACAGGTGCGTGACCTGTATCTCACATTTCACATCTACTTTGAGAGAAAAGGACAGACAGACATTGATTTTAAGTCAAGGGTACAAGTGACCGCGTCTCTTATTCATCTTGCAAAAGACCTCTTCGACATGTTCTTTGACATATTCAATGAAAAGTGCGGCTTCGACATTCGTGACGAATACAAGTTTGCAAGATTAGGGGAAGCAGATCTGAATTTCTGTTCTTTTGCTGATGATGTTATCAAGCCCAGCAAATATAAATTGTCGCCATGTAAAAATTGGGCTTCAGAGCAGGCATATAACAAGTTCTGCGAGAAGCTGCTTGATGAAAAGACCCTTGACTACGCAGGACTTAAAGCAATGGAATTGAGCCATGAGGATGAATTTTTGGCTGAAATGGAGCGTAGCAAGATGGGGCTTGACAGGTTAAAAGAGACCTTTAAGGTGACGGAGTTATAACAAAAAGTTTGCATCTTTGATAATTTTACGGCAAAAAGTTTGTGTATTTGATAAATTATACTTACCTTTGCCTTAGCAAATAAGATAAACGACTTTCAAACAAGTATGCAATGAAGAAAACGATCCTATTATCAGCTGTGGCCATGGTGATTTTTGGCTGCACATCAAGGCAAGAAGCAGTCAAGAAAGCGACTGCAGGAAGCACCAAAATTGAGGTTGAAATCAATGGGCATGAATACTGGTTGCCAACAGTCGGTAATGTCAGCGGCCAGTCTAACGGCTACATAAGCCAGTTGGTGCATAACCCAGATTGTAGACGTTGTGCCGAAAAGAGGGATAGCGTCATCCGCTCAATCATTCGTGTTGAACTACGAAATTTTGGTGAAGAGGTAGAGTAGCTATGGAGTTAGAGAACGTAGTAAACAAGATACGCAAGTTACTCCGGCTGCAATTCAACGCAGAGAAGATTGGGAGTACAGGCGAGGCTTTTCAAGCAGCGAAGATGGTCAAGAAGCTGCTCTTTGAGTACAATCTTTCCTTGGGCGATATTGGTTCAGAGGAAGAGGGTGTGCGCCAGAATATTGTGGAGTCAGAGGACATGACAGCCAACGACAAGTACGGCAATTACTGGAAAAAGTCATTGCTCCATGTGATAGCCGAGAACAATCTTTGCAGCATATACACTCGTACCTATAACGGGAAGATGTTTATCATCGGGGCTGAAGAGAATGTGATTGTGGTCAAAGAGTTCTATGTCTATCTGTTGAAAGTCTTTCGCAGACTGGCCATAGAGCGTTTTAACGAGGCGCAGAACGAGGCTATGCGTAACGGACAGCGTTACACAGAAAAGGGAAAAAACCTTTTCTTTCGTTCTTATTTGGAGGGTGTCAGTGTCGGGCTGCAAGAGAACTACGATAGTATGAAGCCGACATCAGAAGAGACGGCACTTGTGGTATGCCATAAGGATATGATTGCAGATTATCTCAACGATTCCAAGTACAAAATGGATAATAGGCATCACCGTCAGCGAAGACGAGAGGTGTTGGGAGAAGCCTACGAGCAAGGGCAGGAAGATGGCAGGAAAGTCAGTCTGAATAAACAGTTAAGTGATATGGCAAACAAAAAGGCTCTGTTGCAACATGTGACTGATTTTTGGCCTATTTTGGCAAAGCAGGTCTGTTGGCAACATCCCTGCATCCTTCAGAGAGCGTAG